CCCTGTGTCGTGTTGCCGTTGCGGGTGATGGTGAAGTTATTGGTAGAACCGTCTAAGAACGTATTGTTCTGTGCGCCATTCGTACCGTTGCCAGGAAGCAGTAGCGTGGTGTATTCGAAGTACTGATCGGCGGCAGAAGCTGATGCAGATACAACAGCGTCGGTGCCTGTAGCTGATTCACTTAACAACGCAGCATAAAAATTAGGCCATGTATTTGCACTTCGCCTAAGTTGCGCTTCAGTTAAAGACCAAACACCCGAGAATGACGTATTAACTGGGCCAATAATCCCGCCGTTACCTCTTGGCATGGTAACTCCTAGCTAATATCTTCGTAAGAACAAACTACTTTTAAGTCGTTTGCTGTGCCAGCCGTAGCGCCTAATGACGTATTTTCTTCCAAGTAAACATACGCGTCTTTATCAATTACCACCAGCGTAGCGTCTGCCGGTACTGAAACCGTCGAAGCAATCGGTGTTGCCGTGCCGCCCAAAGCCGCTGCCGAGTAGTAGTTAATTGTGATCTCTGCTGCTGAAGTCCCATCCACGTTGGCTACGTAAAGCGAATTAATTTTTAGCACTTTACCTGAAGACGCAGCATTGCTTAAGATGGACGTAGCGGAAGTTGTACTTAAATCAACCGTTACCGATTTGCCGGTAATTGTAGTTGGCGATACTAAATTTGGTGCTGCCATTTGCTATCCCCAAATCATTGCTGCTGTAACAGGACTCATTCCACCGCTACCAGACACGGTTGTCCAAGAAGTAACGCCAAAACCGTTGGTTGTAAGAACTTGCCCGTTTATGCCATCCGTCGTTGGCAACACTAATTCCCAGTCTGTTGCTAAAGATGAAGGCGCTCTAACACCAATAAAATTAGTATTACTTAAATTGTAAAAATTAACGTCGTAACCACCTTTAACCCTTAAGCCCCAAGTAGCATCCCAAGTCAAATCCGATAGGCCACCAAAAGCACCACCATTGTTATATTGAAGTTCGCCACTAGAACCGCCAGGAGAAGCACCAGTAGCTGTTATGGTGGTTGTGCCGTTGCCCGGAGTGAGTGTAACCCCAGTACCAGCAGTTAAACCGTAAGCAGAACGACTAGCTGGATATGTTACAAAGACGTTTTTAGTACCGGCACTAAAGTTAACCAAGCTACCCGAATTACTTGACGACAGTACCGTATCCCGAGATAACGTCGTACCAGAAGACGTGTATGTGCCTATACCAACTTCCCAGTTGGTGCCATCAGTTATCGTGTAAAAAGTTGTATTGCCGTTACCTACAGCAGCAAATGATTGAAACCCAGTAACCGCACCAGCAAGTGTTACTGTGCCGGTGCCTGTAGTTGTCGTGGTTTCTTGTACACGATCTGCAACGACAAAAGCCATTATGCAGCCAAGCTAAAAGTGTAAGTTACTTGCAAGGTGTCGCCGTTAACGACCGAGCGATCACCACCAGTAAAATCAGAAGCTGAGAACAGCGTGCCCGATGTACCCGAAGCTGCACTTGCTAAGAACGCGCCGCCAACCGTAGCTGTACTTGTGATGCTGTACGAAGCCTTACTTGCCGAGTTTGTAACAACTGAAGGGTTAGCTGTGGTTGCAGCAGCAAACGTAGCGGCAGGGCGATTACCTGAATACGGTGTAATCTCAGTCCAACCTGCATGTGAAGCTAGCGTATCTGAAGCTGCTGGCGTGTTAGAAGCCCCCGCACCGTACAACCCAATATACCAAGCAGTGATACGCGTCGTAGCGCCATCAAGTGCTGTGCCAGCCATATATTGAAGACCGACGTTAACTACGAGGTTTTTGGATTCCGCCGTCCATTTGAGCTTGCCATCTTTGTCATAGCACTCAAACGTAAATTTACCCATAGCACGGGCAGACTCTGCTGAACCGGGGCGAGCAATCAACCCGCTTGCTGTAACATCATTAGCTTTAGCTTTTTCCATCTTGGTTCCTTAAGCAAGAAATTTAAGTTTGTAGATTGTACTTAAATACAAGCCTACAATTTCATCAATAATGTTTTGCAGCGGAGTCTCTGCTTTATCACACACTTCATACCTGATTTTTTCGATTTCATCAACCTGATCTTGCATGAAAGCTAAGATATTAGAGGTTTTGCTTGCGCTCATCAATGAAATAGGCCCAATCAAGCCATGTCGGCCTTGATAGGCCTCCGCAAATTTGTCGGCTAAATCAATAATTTCATCATAAAACGTGTTAAGCGCCATGTGCTTACTAAAACTGCGGGTGTTTAGGTGCACAGAATGGGCAACATCTCGTGCCAAAAACAACATACCTACAAAATCAGCACATTTCATGCTCAACCCTCCTGAGGTACGACGTTAGGCATAGGTCTGGCTTGTTGCGCTTCTTCCTGACGGGCCATAATCTCTGCTTCTCGACCCATACCCTCAGGTTCTTCCATAATTGGGCCTTGCATTTGCTGAGGTGGTATCAAATCCCCTGCATCGTGCGCCGCAGCAATCGTGCCCATCACAATATCTTGAATTTGCTCCATCGTCATACCAGGCATTGTGGCTGAAATACGCTTAGTTTCAGCATCAAACGCCTTGATTTTAGCCTCAAACTCACGTACTTGTACGTCCCTAGCCTCAATCGATTGATTGACGTTCATCAGCATATCGTGCATTTGCTGCATTTCCATGCTCATTGCTTCAATTTGCTTTTGAGCTGCTTGCAACGCTGGATCGTTATCTTGATCAGCCAGCAGTTGGGGGTCAATCGTCTTGCGAAGACGTGCCGCCATCTCTTGAGCACCAGGCCAATCCATGTTTTTAACAAACAAATCGCCTGCAACAGCCCACAAATTGGGGTTGCCCTGCAAAATCTGAGACATAGCATCCATCGACTCTTGGCGCTTGGTCATGTAGCTTGGTCCAGTGGTCACCACCACGTCGTAACGACCAACGGAAGGGTTGTAAATCTTATCGAGTACCACGCCCGTCTGGTCCACAATCTTTTTGACCGGCTCTTGTTGGGTTGGATCGATCTTGACCATGTTGGTCTCGCCATCAATACCAACAATCCTAGCAATACGCTGTGTATCGTAGATTTTAGGTATTAAGTCCACCAACTGACGGGTCACATAACGCACAGCACGCGCTAAATTATCTACATAGTGGTATGTGCCGTTGTCAGATTCCTTCTGCCTAGCTAAAATAGCACGTCCAGAACGCTCGTTTGACACTTGGCCCAGACTCGCATCGTACTGGCCTGTGGTAGCTTTTATGTCTTCAGACGCCCCCATTTTGGCTTGAATGAGGCCTGTTTGGGGTAGTGGTGGTGCGGCACGCTGTGGCAACGGCAATATTGACCCAGCACCATCCGTTACATCGGGATTGACCTCTAAATACGGCCAGTTTTGCGTATTAGCCGTCTTCCACTGATACTCATAACCCTCAAACTGACCACCGTAGCCAATAAATGGGGCTTTAGGGGCAAGCGCAAGCATTTCAGCTTCTTGGCTTGTCCAGTAGTTGTACATCCGTTGGGCATCTTTGGCGTTACGCACGATGCCTGATATGAAAATACGCCCATCAACTTGGAACTCGTTACCTACGACGCGTACGACAGGTATCCAGTTGCCCGCCCATTCACGCTCCTCAAGCACCTCAAAACCATTGGTTTTCATCCACATGATTTTTTTACGGTCTACTTGACGCTCGCGTATGGGTTTTACCCCCATTGAGCGTAGCGTAGCATCTTCAACAGAGCCTTTAAACACGGACTTGTTGCCTGGGTACAGGTACAGCGTTTCCGTTTTGTGCGCGATGTAGAAGTATTCAGCAATACGAATCGTATCCTCAGTGATCCACTGGCTGATGTCTTGGTCGCCAATACCTTGCGCCATGATCGATGACAGTGGCGCAGCGTTAGGGTACATGCGCTGGTAATCTTCCTTGAGCATGTCCTCGGTAATAAAGCACCACTCAGCGTCTGCACCGCACGGATCTTGGATCAACGGGTCCATGTAGACACTGAAGCTATTGCGTACGCGAGCGATCTTGATGTCTTGATCAAAACTATCTTCGTAGCAATACTCGGTCAGAATACGAATGTAGCCCTCACCATAAGTTACTTGGTTCTCGCACGCTGTGTCGTAGGCCACGTCAGCATCTGACATGTACTCAATGTGCCGCACGATGCCATCGAGCACCTCAGCGACTTCTACGTCAGCCTGATCATTAACGGGTATGACCTTGCCGCTTGGCCGGTTCTGGCGCTGCTCGTTTGTTACCTGCCTTACGTGCTGCGGCAGCTTGTTGATCGTCAGGCATGGCCTAGCGTTGACCGTCTGCCCTTGCACCGAGCCGCGTGTTGCCAACACATCTTGCGGCCACTGCCACTGATTGTCGGGTGAGCCAGCCATAAAACGCAAGTCATCTAGCTCGTCCTCACGGCTTTCCGAGTACGCACCGATTGCTTGCCGCAACCGATCACGCATTAGTTGCAGCGTGTCTCGATGATCTTTCTGGTCAGGTCCGCCGCGAGCGGATACCTTACCCGCGCCTTCAATACCTGTAGGGTCTTGTTTAAGCGTTGCCATTACTTCGTCTTTGCCATCGGTTTAGTGCTTGGCCTTTTAGACGCCGCAGCACGTTTGGTGTTGTAAGCAATTGCAACCGCCTGCTTGATTGGTTTACCTGCGGCAACCTCAGCCTTGATGTTCTTGCGAAAGGCTTCTTTGCTGGTGGATTTAACAAGTGGCATTATTTTCCTTTCATCGGCTTCTTGGCAGTCTTTGCCGAGTCACGAAAGTCCTTTGCTGTAGGCGCACCTTTAGTGCCAGGCTTACGCATCTTCTCACCGCTGCCCGCAGCGATGCGTTCGCGTTTAGCATGAATGTTTGCGTATAGTCCGGGTTTAGTAGCCATTTTAAGCGCCCATCCAAGATGTTGCTACACCATTGCTGTTGTACGCACGGTTCGTAGTCTTTTCAACATACTGCCTGTGCGCGACCGGAAATGCAAACGTCACTGCCAGTGCGTCAGCAGCGTCGGGTGATGCTAATCCTCGGGCTTTCATTTCCTTTTTACCTTCTAAGAAAATTGTACCCGACGAATTGGGTTTTATGGTAGGCCCAACCAGATCAGACTTTAACGCTCTATCGTTCGGAATGGAAGCAGTTTTAAGCCACTCCTTCATCGTGCCCCACAACTCAGCGCGTTTATTACCGTACATCACAGGGTTCTTCGCCTTCCAACCGAAGTTTACACCCCTTACCACCTTGTACCGCTGCTCGTGTAGCCTATCTAATATACCGTACCCTAGCCCACCCTCGTCCAGCACCACGAGCGTTGGCTTGTACTGCTCGATGGCGTCAATTACCCGACCCACGATCGTCATCGTATCCTCGCCATGATACCGATGGATCGCCACCAAGTCACGCCCCTGCCGCACTGCAATAACGGTCGAGTCCGCCCCACCCCGCGCTGGATCGACCCCGATCACGATTGGCGCGGTCTCGTCCTTGTACCGAGGTCTCGCCGCCGCGTCGGCCACATGGCTTGGCGAGATGAACTGATCGTCACCACTTGACGGAAACTCACCGTACACCTCGACCCGCGCCTGGCTTGAGTCCTCACCATACTCATCGATAATCTGTCGATACACCTGTTTGTCAGTGTCCTCGACCGTTCTTGCGTCCACCTGCCTTGTGCGCCAAAAGTCGCGCTTGGCGTGAAAGCACTCAAAGAAGTACCCCGTGTTGCGTCGCGGGTTACTGAACGCGAACCAGTACCTATCTAATATGTTCTCCGTAAAAAACCCCGCCCCCACCGACCAGATGCCGTCAGGAATACCCGACGCCTCATCAAAGATCAACATCATCCCATCGTGGTTGTGCACCCCCGCGTAACTGTCAGGGTTCTCCTCTGACCACAGCTTACCCTCTGCCGCCCAGTACCGCGTACCCTTCCTCAGGTCACGCTCCACGATGTCGCACAGCCACTTAGCCGGTTGCAGCTTGGTTGCGCTGATTTCCCACCAGTGCGCGTTGATGATCATCGTCGACCACTTAGTCAGCTCGCCCCAGGTCACCGACCGTAGCTGCGCCTCACTGTTAGCGCTTACGATCACGCTTGACCCTATCCGTGTGGACAGCATCCACATGATCAGCCAACTCACTAACGCCGACTTACCGATCCCTCGACCTGAACTGACTGCCTCTCGCAGCGTGTCCATGTCCACCTTACCCTTGTTATCTTGTATGTGCGCCTTGATGTCGCGCAGCACCTGACGCTGCCACATGCGCGGTCCGCCGTACTTCGCCAGTGGCGTGTTCTCCTGCCCCCACGGGAAGGCGAACAATACAAACGCTTCGGGGTCGTCCTTAATCGCGGGGGACCACAACCGCGTCATTAGCAGTTGCTCGTCCTCTGGACTGTATATTGGTTTTTGCATGTGTTAGCTTTTCACTTTGTGGCGTCACGTCGATCACTTTACCCTCATCGACGCGCGTCTCCGCCGCTCTTAATGCGTCGATCACGCTGATGCGCTGGTCTACCTCAATACTCACCGCCTGCTTGGCGACCCAACCATGCGTGTGCTTCAGTATCTCTAGCGCCGCCTTAGAATCACCCTGACGCGCTGCGTTCAACATGTGCTGGCTGTGCTCGCGCTCACTATCTGCGCGCCCCTTGAGTTCGGCAATCTCGGCAAGTTTGTCATGCTGTTTAAGTAGCCGGTACTCTACAGGTAACAACCCTGCCGCTAGCGCCAACGAATCTTCTTTTAACCCTAGATACGCAGCGTCGTATATGCGCTCCAGTACAGCTTCTGTCGCTTTGATTTCTCGTACTGTGATGGGGAGACTTTTAAACATATGCCAATTTTACCAAGATGACCTAAGCGTAAGGGATTCTAATACTTTTGGCTAGTGGGCGCGGAAACTTATAAAAATAAAAAAAATTTCTTGTGGACCCTCCGGCTCCAGCCGACCGGTCGGCCGGACCTACCCGGGGGCCTCAAGCAAAAACCCAAAAACCGATTGGCAGTTTGGGTCATGCTCTAGACTTTGTAGCGATTGGCAAGTTGGGTAATGCTCTAGACTTTAGGACAATTGGCAATCTAGGCAATGATCTGGTATTTGTAAACATTGGCAATCTTGGCAATTGTTTTGCCATTGCCAAGATTGCCAATGATTTCGGCTGGCTTCATGCGTCGGGGGGCGGGGAGGGCGAAAAGCCCCAATCATTGGCAATATTGGCAAAATTGTCATGCCTTTTAAGTTAGCCTAGCCCCACACTGATAGACCCTTGCAATACAAAATAAATGACAAGACTGCCAATAGCCCCGTAATTGTCTTGTAAATCAAGCACTTGCCATTGGCAATCATTGGCAATCTAACCGTCATTTCCTGGGCAATTCACGCGTTTAAACTTGCCAATCTTGACTTCTGCAAAACAATGATTTACACTGAAGGCTCACAAACAAACTTGAGGGGTTAAAAATGACGACGCAACAAGTAATCGCACTGGCGCGTAAACACGCATCTTGCAGTAACTCTCGCTTTTGCCTGGAAGATGCCATCCGCATCATTGACTCGGAAAACTTCACCTATCCCGAGCGTCAGCAATATGCTAAAGATTGGGCGATACGCTCGCTTGGCTATTCTGTTGGTATCTTCCATCCCGACTATCAGAACGTAACGCGTTAACTCAAAGGCCTACGGGCCTTTTTAATCCATTACAGTAAAGGACAGTTAATCATGAAAATCACAATCGATTACGCAATCATCAAAGCCCTTTTAACTGCTGCGCCAAAAAAAGACATTCGCTACTATCTGAATGGCATTTGTGTCGACGCATCAAAAGACACCGTTGTCTTAGTCGCAACGGATGGTCACATGATGCTTAGTTTTCCTGTCAGCGCTGACGCGATCGAAGACCGCATCAATGGGCAGTTCATTATTGATCGCGTTGATCTTGACGCTATCAAGCCCGCGAAAGCAGGCAAGCATACGCTTCCGCTAATCATTGAAGTCGACGATAAGGGTTACACCATTTCAGGCGCAACGAAAGCGGTTAACACGTTAGTTGACGGTAAATTTCCCGATTGGCGCCGTGTCGTGCCGCAAACGTTATCAGGCGAGCTTGCGCAGTTCAATCTTGAACTATTGTCGCGCATCAATGACATACGCAAAGTGTTGGGCCAAGATGAATACGCAACGGCAATCCACCACAATGGGCGCTCATGCGCGCAAGTGACAGGGCTAAAGCATGACGCGCTACTATTGCTCATGCCCCTGCGAAACGATGCAACGCAGGGCGATGCGCCCGTTCCATCATGGGCGCGCATGTAATCAATGCTTGACTTTATGCGCCTACTAACCTGGGCGCATAGGGGCGCGCATTGTGCCGACACTCAACTAAAGTAAAGGACAGTTAATCATGGCAACTTACAACGGTTGGACAAATTACGCGACTTGGCGCGTCAATCTTGAAATTTTTGATGGGCAAGACCCTGAAGGTTTTGATCTCACACAAGAAGCTTATGATCTTGGGCACGACTTGAAGGACTACGCTGAAGAACTCATCGACGCAACGTCAAACGAAGGTTTTGCGCGTGATTACGCACTTGCGTTTTTGTCCGACGTTAATTGGTACGAGATCGCCAAGCATATGATCGACGCATATGCGGAAGCATGATCGCGTCATAACGCCCAAAGGCGTTGGCGTGGTCGAAGGCGTGCACGGCGATCAGATCACCGTGCGCCTGATCGATTCACGCTTTCCATTGCCTGAATGGACTGTATTTCCGCGCAAGCAATTGCGCCTAGTGCGCGACAAGAAAACCGTTGAAGTTTACGGTGAAGCACGCTATTAAAAGGACTAATGAAATGAAACCTGACGTTAAATTGTCCACCGGCCGGATTGTCTCGCATAGACCTTACTTGTCCAACGGCGAACCTAATGGCGCCACAGAAGCCTTCATCGTTGGCGGGCATGAAATGACTTCTCAAGAATGGCAAGAGTACGTTGAAATTATTAGCGGAAATAAAAAATGCCCATTTACACCACTGCCGAAAAAGTAATCAGCATGTACGGCGATCATGCGCTTGTGTTTTGCTCTTACATGGCCGATAAATTCGCCCACGATGGGCTTGGTTACCGCTACTGGTTAGCAGTGGCTCATATTATTGAAGGGATGAGAGATGGACTTGATAATTGATTGGATAGTTGCGCTTGTATTCGGCGTTGCGCTCGCGTGCGCAGTCTTTTTTAACCTATAGGGGGTGCATATGACTGACGACAATAAACCGCCTGAATGGCTCGCGCTGTTAGCGCATCAAATAACGCCCGATAAATGGTGCGTGCCTGTCGAAACCGTATGGCGGCGCTATGGTTGGCGCCCACCTTCGACCGAGTGCGCTGAAACCATGCAAAAACAAAAGGCCTTTAGAACATGGACGCTTCCACCATGCTAGCCTTAATCGTTGGTTCGATCATTGCATGGATCATCTTTGAAATGCTAGACTTATAGCCGGAACTTCTCCCCTCCCTCCCTGTGGGTTTAGCCCGTCCAAGTGACGGGCTTTTTTTGTTCCCGCGCATAAGCGCTAAAACCTTACTTCACAAGCGCCATCTTCGACGCGGGCGCGCTATCTTCGACCAAGCGCCTAAGCTCCGATTTGCTTAGTCTATTGGCAAGCTCAGGCGCAGCGAAGACATGCTTTTTGGTCGTGTATTCCGCGCTAGCTAACCGGCCAACATCAATCCAACCGGCTTCCTTAAGCGCGTGCAGTAGTGCGGCCTGGGGAACCTTAACGCCCGCGGGCATACTGCCAAGCAATCGATCGATAAGCGCATGGAAGGGCGACCCGACTGCACCCTTAGCAAATTCACCCTTGCGATGGCGCATCATGTCTACAAGCCAACTTTCAGCCGTCGACATCGAGTGCTCGATAAGGTTCGACTTAAACTCAGTCCAAGCAGGCGTAGCGGCAGGGTTAAACGCCGATACGTCGCGTTGATAAAGCCATGCGGCAATGGCGACAAATCCATGAGACTTGTACCAGTCCCACAAGCGCCGCGCATCATTGTCGCGCATACGTGGCGCACGCGACCAGATGCAAAACCAACGCCTGTCCTGTGAATCGAGCGATATGGGCAGCGGGTCATTCGTAAACGACAGCACAAACAATCGGTTGAGCATGTCGTAAGGGTGCAGCCCCTTGCGATTCACGGGCAACAGTTCGGGAGGCGCAGCGATAATGGGCTTGAGTTTATTCGCAAGCGCACGACGTGCAGCCGCTTCAGGTTCCTTCAGTTCGTTAATAATCAGCACTTCCGACTCAAGTTGATAGCCCCACTGCGACGACAGCGAGTCGTTATCAAGCAAGCCGCGATTCTTTAATCCTGGCCCGCACACGGCCCAAAGAAAAGGCGCCCACATGGTGTCCTTACCGCAGCCTTGATCGCCGCCATGCAACACGGCGTGATTGATCTTGACCTCAGGGTGCTGCAACTTATACGCCATGACGTTAAATAGGTGCTCGCGCTCGCTAGGATCAGGCACAAGGCGCTCGCAATGCTCAAGCCAAGGGCTAATATCCCCAACGTAGGCCTTATCGACCACGGGGCGCGCATCGCGCCAACGGTTGCCATACACGTCGCCATCACGCGCAACGAGCAGGCTCTCGCCCGCAGCGTAGGTGATGCCGACCAGGGTACGAGCGCCCATCGCCTGGCGTTGCTCGTCATATGCGGTAGCTGCCTCGACCTTGCGCTTACTGTTAATCGAGATGCAGTTCACATGGCGATAAAGCGCATTGAATACGTAGCGCGGCACCTCGCGCCGATCTTGCATGTCAAAAAACGAGTCGTCAGATAAGATGTACGCAAAGCGCTCAAACCAGCCCTTCATCTCCACGCGACCAAGCTCTTTACGCTCGACCTCTTCAATGACCTTCTTGGCGTCGTCACTAAAAAAATTCGATGGCTCGATCTTATTAAGGGTTGATTGCATGGTGACCGCAAGCAGATCATCGCGCAAGCCAAGCGCGTGCTCAGGGCCTCCCTGCTCGGCAACCCACGATAAAAACGTCTTGGTGTCGAAGTCAACGCAGTGCGAGTGCAGGCAACAGTACGCGCGCAAGGCGGGCTTATAACGCCCCTCGGGGTTGCCGTCGGTGTGCGCGGCATGGTTCGGGCAGATCACGCCAGCCCATCCTTCTTGGTTCGGGCGCGATAAGACAAGACCCTGACCGGCAAGCCACGCGAACACGTCATCATCGCCCGTGTCGACGATCTTAATCGGGCTTGGGCCTGCGCTATCAGCCTCAGCAGGCGTAACGCCCATCGCCTCGCAAAGCTGCGCAAGCGTGAACAGCCGATCGGGGTGGAACTCGATAAGCTGCGCGGCAAAGTTATTGCGACCTGGCTTTAGATTGACTGAGCCAGGCAGGCGAAAGTTGCGCACGGCGTTGGTTGCGCCTGGATCAGTATAGCCTGCGTTAGCGATCGCTTTAATGGCCGCGCTGAACTCGCCCTTGGTAGGTTGATCATCGCCAAAGGCGTAGCCCCACTGATACGACCCTGGCGAGGTCTCCATCACCCACGTCGGCGCAAGCGATGGCGCCTTCGACTTAGTACCCACGTCATCAAGCACGAGCACCAGACAATACTCGCAGTTAGCCGCAGATGCCGACACATGATCGCCAAAGCGATCTAAGATAAAACTCGCCGTGTTGCCGTACCACGCCTGATCGGGCTTGATCTTTTTAATATCCGGCAGATGGGCAGGCCATGTGCACTTGATCGCGCCATCTGCGTGAAATTGCAACTCACCGTCCTTAAGTTGCGGCTTTTGCCGCACGATAAGCGGTGTCTCGCCCTCGGGCGCAAGAGAGATTAGGAACTCCAAAAAATTTTTTATCATTTCCCGTACCTTGTCATAATGTTGATTTCGGCCTCTAAGGGCAGACCGCTTGCCCATGCGGGCGACGTACACATGACGCTATGCAGCATCGCCACCGCAGCGTCAGCGTCAGACGCTGGCACCTCTAACACAATCTCATCATGCACGTGCAACACCACGCCATCAAGCTGACGCAGCGACGCGCGCAAGATGTCAGCCGCTGCGGCCTGGCAGATATTCTCAGCAGCTAAGCCCTTCCATAACCGCGCTCTGGGCCACTCTTTAGCGTCCGCAGCAGGCTTCCATGACGCCTTGGCATAGGACACGCCATCATCCTCTAGCCGCGCGTAGGGGTAGCATAAGATGCGCCCTGACGGCAACGCGTACCAGAGATGCTGACCGTCAAAATAGTACGTCACACGGCCAGCCTTAAACTCAGACTTTGGGTGCTTCATCGCGCGTAAGTAGGCCGACTCAAGCGCCTGCCAGTAATGCACCGCCCACGGGTTAGCGCGACGCCACGCGTCCACCATGCGCTTGCTGTCAGCCTCAGGTAAGTTAACGCCATAGATGCGCCCCATCGAGGCGAACGCACCCACGCCACCACCGTAGCCGCAGGCAAGCTCTTGCACCTTGCCGATCTGACGTTGCTCCTTGTCGATCTGCTCAATCGGCACATTAAAGGTTCGGCTCGCGTTGTGTTTGTAAATGTCAGCACCTGTGCGGAACAGGTCGAGCTTGGCCTCCGACGTCACATGCGCTGACAGCCACGGGTTCATGCGCGCCTCAATAGCCGCCCAATCTGCTACGATGAGCACATGCTCAGGCGCAGGCATCAGCGCAGGTCGTAGCATCCCTTTCAGTACGTCAGTGACGCGTCGCCCGTAGGTCGGCACGATCTTGTGGCCGCGCACCATCGCGTGCCGCACAGCCTCGGGATCATCCGCACACTTTCGCGTGAAGTTGTGGACCTGAGCGCCGTAGGACGACGCACGGCCTGTAGCCGAGCCACCAGCGAACACGAACGCGCCCCTGACGCGTTGATCCTCATCATCTGCTAACGCAGCCAGGCGAGCGAACTTAGCCACACTGCTAGCCCACAGGTCGTCAGCGCACTGGATCACGTCAGCAACGTCTGCTGGCACCTGCTCGGGATCGTCCATCGCAAGCAAATTAGCGCGCACGGTCTTATCGATCGAATACTTCTTCTCGCCGTCCTTATAAGACTCCATGAGCTTTAACGCCTCGGGACCGACGCGGTCCATGACCCACTGACGCATCTTAGGCGAGCGCACGCTCATAATCTCGCCCTGCGTTACTTCAGCGACCAGTTGCTCGATCTCGACTAGTTCGTCTGATGCGTAGTCGATCGCGGCCTTGCACAGCGCTAGGTCCACTAGCACGCCACGATCGTTGATGCGCTCGTTCACATGGTAGTCGGCTAATTCTTCGGCTGATAGGTCGCGCATGGCCTTGGAGATAGCCCGCATGGCGCGGACGTCTTGCTCGCAATAGGCCACCATCTCGGCAAAAAGTGCCGCATCCTGGCAAAACTTGCCGTCTGCCTGCGGCATACATAGCCGCCTGATCAGTTGCGCTCCTCGGTAGTCCTTACGCATGTCTGAGCTAGCGAACCGTCCCACGTCCTCCAACGACCCCGGCGCACAGTTAGCACGCGCCTGTGTTGCAGTGCAGTAAAACTGCTCAAAATCGAAGTTGATCTGCAAGACATACCAAAAGATCAGACGCTCAAAGGCTGCGTTGTGTGCGCGTATCTGACCCTTGTGTTGGCGCACGGCCTCGGGGAAGGGCTGATCGGGCGTCCACGTCACGACCTCATCATCGTCAAACGCATAGGACATGCACAAGACGTCAGTACTGCCGTCTTGCGCGTAGTTGTACACACCTTTGGTGGTCAGGTCACAGCGGCTGCGAGTCTCAAAGTCAACCCACAGGGTGCTCATCTACGGACCCAACGTCGGTTCAGCGTTTTGTGCAGCCAGCACCACAAGCTCCGCCGCCACGCGCCTGATCTGCATCGCACACTCAAGCGCAGCAGTCGCATCGCACATGTCGCATAGATGCTTATATTCGCGCAATAGATGCGTAAGTGTTTCATAGGGGTGTTCCATCGTTTTCTCCAAAGAAAAAAAAGCCACGGCTGTTACACCGTGGCTTCCCAAGCTAATTAGGCTGTGCGACGACGACGACGCGGCGCATCTTCGGCGGCGGGGTTGGCCTCCTCAGGTGCATCCACTTCCTCGGTCTTACCGTCCATGCTTGCCCACTCCACAACCTCAAATACTGGCGTGAATATCTTGCCATAAGACTTGTGTGTGTAGTGGTCCTTCTTGAGCCGCACAACTGGCACAGGCTTTGATTGATCCTTCTCAACCTGCGCGGCGATCGCTAGCGCGAGCGTCTGTACGCTGCGCTTACCACCGACTGACGTGGTGGTGTAGCGGGCTTCCATACCCTCATCGTCGCCTGAAAGACACTTAAGCGACATGCCGACTTGGGTTTCCCAACCTTTCTTTGCGCCTGGCGGGGCAACATCGATGTTGGGCAAAGGCTCAGATACCGATACCATCTTTTCAGCCAACACCTCACCGTCTCCCCACGCAATATAGCCGTGAACAAACGAGAAGGGATTGACTGCCCAGGTGGAACCATCTTCGATTTCTGTTTGGTCAGCACCAAAGACCCAATGGCCGGTCTTGTCCATCTTGAGAATGACGACGCCAGACGGGCCGACGTCCTTATCAAGCGCACGCAGTGTTGTTGAAAGGCTTGCTACGGATGGAAGATTTGCTTGACTGAAAGCTACTAGATTAGACATCACTATTTCCTTACTGAAGTTTAGAAAGGGCTGCGGTTAAGTGCAACCCAACGTTAAGCACGGCAGGCCGAGGATCGCTCTCCGGCGCTAACGTGCTGCCGCTCGACACTGCGATGACAAGATCGTCAGGCAGTGCTAGCTTGCTCTTTTTTAGCACCTTCTCGGCTTGAGCAGGGCTAATTAATTCGGTCTTGCGGCGCTCGCTCTCAGGGACGCCAAGCTGTGCGAGCGCAGCGTCTGCTTTGCTCTCGTCTGTCCACTGACGCGTTGCGCGCTTCGATACAAGTTTATACCCCGGCACGGGCATGTTTTTCTCAAGGCGACTAAACGCTAGCTTGCGCGCCTCTGCGATGAACGACTCTAGCTTATCAGCCATGTCGAGCGCCGACGCTAATTGATCAGGCGCAAGTGCTTCTAGCTTTAGATGCACCACGCGATCGATCTCGCCGGTCATCTTAGGACAGACAGGCTTACCAGTACACCAGCGGCACCAATCGCCAATCTCAAGCGGCGCGTTGGGTCTGCTAGCAAGCGTGACCGCCGTCTGTAGTTCGGCTACAAACTGCTGCACACGCTCAAACGTCGTCACCCAACGCCGCACGGCAGGCGGCTGTACGATGATGATCTCGATCTCGTCTACAAAATAAAATGCCCACGAGAGCTTGTTCGTTGCCATCGCAGCGGCAGCATAGAAAAGACCTTGGTAGTTTTCTTCGGCGTCAACGATCACACCGTCGCCAAACTTCCAATCAAGGACCACGGCTGTGCGACCGATGCGCCCGATCAGATCGACGTTACCGAAAACGCCTTCAAGACCTTTGACGTTTTCAAACTCGACCTGCACCTCTTGCGCAAACTCCATCGTCTGATCAGGATCGATAGTCTCAAGCGCCTGTACGCAAAAAGCGAGCTTCTCGATCTGCTCATCGGTCAGGTTGTGCTTGGCTGCAACCTCAGGCAGTGTTGACGCGCCGAGTAGGTCTTCCATGCACGCGTGCAAGAGCGTACCTTCTGCTGCGTATTTGCTCTCGACTTGTGGTGGCATTTGCTGCACAAGCGCCACCGACCCAGGGCAGTTGATCACACGCTTGGCGGTCGAGCCGCCAACGATCTTCGAGTGAATCATGCGTCCACCTCTAACAGTTTATTGATAGCGTCGCGCAACTCAATGGCTTGCTTCATAGTCAGCATCGTAGAGGCGTAGCAGGAGCCTTTAAACATGGACAGCCAGATGCCGTCGCTGTGCAGGCTAAGGTTGATGGTGTCGCCGTGGCGGGCATCGATTGAAATGTAGTCATCATCCATTTGACTGTCCTTTAGTTGATTGAGACTTCACTGTAGCACATCTAATAAACTTGTCAAATAGTTTTTGACAGGCTATGATGCAGTCATGGAAAAACACATTGAAGCGTATCTTGTTAAACGCGTCAAAGCGATGGGCGGTATTGCCTACAAGTTTGTTAGCCCTGCCCACCGCGGCGTCGCAGACCGCATCGTCGTGCTGCCTGATGGTGTGGTGTGGTTCATTGAACTTAAAGCGCCTGGTGGCCGTCTGTCGCCGCTACAGAAGGTGTTTGCTGACGACATGGCACGGCTAGGGCAACGGTACGCTTGTTTATGGAGTAAGGAAGATGTTGATGCGTGGGAAAAAACTTAGGCCTTATCAAGTGCAGGCCGCTGACTTCTTGTACGAGCGCGATCGTGCGATGGTGCTTGCGCCCGTAGGTGCGGGCAAGACTGCGATCACGCTCACGGCCATTGATGATATGTTGTACGGACTTCATGTTCGTCGATTCTTAGTGCTCGCGCCTAAGCGCGTCTGTACCGACGTCTGGCCCATCGAGGCACCTAAGTGGGCCGAGTACCATACCGTTGCGGTAGCCGTTGGCACCCCCGCGCAGCGCAAGCAGGCGCTAGAGAGCGACGCCAAGATTGTTGTGATCAACTACGACAACATCCAATGGCTCGCCGAGCAAGACTTGAGCAGTTTCGATGGCATCGTGTTTGATGAGCTAACCAAACTTAAAAACCCGAGCGGCGCACGATTCAAAGCGCTGCACAAAGTCATCGATCAGTTCAACATCCGTTGGGGTCTGACCGGCTCGTTCACAAGCAACGGCCTTGAGGACGTCTTCGGTCAGTGCAAGATCATCGATCAAAAGTTGCTTGGACGCTCCAAGGGCGCGTTTATGCAGCAATACTTTAGTCTTAATACTTACGCTGGGTTCGACGATTGGACGCCGCTACCTGGCGCGCTAGAGCGCGTCATGCAGCGCATCAAACCTGCTACTTTTGTATTAGAGCCAGGCGAGTACAAGGACAAGCTGCCGCCCTGTCATGTGGTGCAAATAGACGTTCAATTGAACGACCGTGAGCCGTACGAGGCGATGAAGCGTGACTTCGTGGTGCAGTTCCCTGACGCTCAGGCTATCGCTCAGAACGCTGCGGTTGTCACGCAGAAGTTACAGCAGATGTCGTCAGGGTTTGTTTACTCACCTGAGCCTGTCTGGTTTAGTCCGCACAAGTTTGACGCGTTAGATGATCTGTTGTCTGAGAATCAACGCGCTAACACGATCCTTGTTTACCAATACAAAGAGGAACTTGATGAACTCAAACGACGATACCGAAATCTCACCGTTTTGGACGACCCTGACGCCATTGAACGATGGAACGCTGGCAACGTTCCGCTTTTGGCGGTGCATCCAAAATCAGCCGGTCACGGCCTTAACTTGCAGTTCGGAGGATGCCACATGGTGTTTCTGTCCCTGCCATGGTCACTTGAGCTTTTCGAACAAACTGTCGGACGTCTGCACCGCTCCGGCCAGCAGCGCGACGTGTGGGTCTACGCCATGATGACTAAAGATACCGTCGACGAGCGCATATGGACCGCGCTGCACGACAAACGCAAACTAAGCGATATTGCTATGGAGGCACTGAAATGAGCGATTCGTACGACGATTACGAGGCAAAAATTCAACTTGCAGAACACGCATGGGAAAAACGTGTCGTGAAAACTGAACACGACCGTGCCGTCGAGTTAGGGAAAGCGTATGAGCGTGGCTGGAATGCGGCGTTAGCGCAGCAGGAGCCGGTGGCGTGGCTTTCAACTGACTGTATTGGGGAGAGGTATTTGTGTTTCACAAAACCAAAAGACAACGACCCAGTGCAACC